GTGGATTCCAAAGTCCTACAGCGGGTCTTACGGAACCAACGGCTTCCATCTTGAGTTCAACAGCAACACCAACGACACCAGTGGCAATGGCAACAACTGGACTGCCAATAATATTTCGGCGCACGATTATGTGCCTGATAGCCCGACAAATAACTTTGCTACATTTAATCCACTAGACAATATAGGCACATCTAACTTTTCTGAGGGCAATTTAAAGGTTGGTAGTTCTACTGGGTCAGTTACACAAAAGACTCGTTCAACATTTGCTGTGTCTCAGAACTTTTATTTTGAGGCTTATAGGGTTGATGGTGGCACACAAAACTTTAATGTTGGCGTGGCTACTGCAACAGCAGACATTGGAAGCACTGGCAACACCGGCGTATATACAAAGAACTATAGCGGTGGTGCTGGTGATATACTTATGTTTGCCTACTCCGCTAGTGCTAATGCCTTGTGGACAGGCTTGAACGGAACTTGGGATAACTCAGCAACTGTTGCTGAGATTGAAGCTGGAACAACCACAAATGCAACACATACTGGTATAGCAGATGAGCCTATTGCAGCAGTATATATTGACCAAGCAACATCTTACTCTGGCAGAATTATAACCAACTTCGGTCAAGACAGCACATTTGCTGGCGCAACAACCGCTGGCGGTAATACAGATGCCAACGGCGTGGGTGATTTCAAGTATGCGCCACCGTCTGGCTTTCTTTCGCTTTGTTCTGCCAACCTTCCAGAACCAGTTGTAGGTCCACTTGGTGATTCACTTAGTGATGAGAATTTCAATACGGTGCTGTGGACTGGCACAGGTAGTGGGCAGTCAATAACAGGGATGGGATTTCAACCTGATTGGTTGTGGTTTAAACAAAGAAATGGTGGTTCTGACCACGCTTTAATTGATTCAGTTAGAGGTGTTAATCAAGGGCTTATAAGCAACTCAACAGCGCAAGAAGTTACATCAGGCGCAAGCAATGACCTAGTTAGTTTTGATAGTGATGGATTTACTACAGGCACACCACAAAATTTTGGTTCTCTTGGGTCTAGCGGTCTTACTATTGCGACTTGGGGATGGAAAGCTGGCACAGCGTTCAGCAATAGCGCAGGAAGCAATGGTGCAACAATAGCCTCAAGCGGTTCGGTGAATACAGATGCAGGGTTTTCTATAGTGTCCTATACTGGAAGCGGGGCTAACGGTACAGTTTTACACGGCCTGTCTAGTGCGCCAGAAATTATCTTTTTTAAGAAGCTAGATGTTGCGACAAGCTGGATGGTTTACAACAAAACCATAGGTAATAATAGATTTTTGTATCTAGATTTGACAAATGGTCAGACAGGAACAGACAGCACATATTTCAACAATCTTGACCCAACAGCTAGTGTCATAAACTTAGGTACTTATCACAGAAACAATAGTATAAACGAAAGATACATTGCATATGCGTTCCACTCTGTTGATGGCTACAGCAAGGTGGGCAGCTACACAGGCAATGGCAGTGGCACAGATGCGCCGTTTGTCTTCACCGGATTTTCTCCAGCCTTCGTCCTTATAAAAAGCACAGCAAGCGGTAATTGGTTAATGTTTGATAACAAGCGTGAAGGCTATAACCCTTGTGATGTTCTTTATGCTGACGACCCGACAAGCGAAGAAACATCTTCAACGAAAAACATAGATATTTTGAGCAACGGGTTTAAAATCGGGGCGTCTACAAATGTAAATATAAATACAAGTGGTTTAACCTACATATTCCTCGCCTTTGCCGAAAACCCATTCAAATACGCTAACGCCAGATAAGGAGATAACCGATGGCATATCTATACTCAGGTCGTATTATCCGCGCTGGCAAAGCGTGGACAGACAATGACGGAATCCAGCACCCAGCAAACTGGATGATTTGGGATGACGCAACCAAGGCAGCCAAAGGGCTAGTTTGGGAAGATGATGTAGACAATAGCTTTGATGGGCGGTTCTACTGGTCAGCCGGTGTGGCTAAGTCACTTGATGACGTGAATGAAGTTGACGCTGATGGCAACGCTATCAACGATGCCGATGGCAACCAGCTAGTCACACTTGGCCTCAAGTCACAGGCCATTGCCACAGTTAAGGCACAGGCTGGCGACTTACTAGCACCGACTGACTGGATGGTTATCAAAGCATCTGAGGTGTCAGACTATTCTGTTGACTCCGCAACGCTTACATATCGTGCAGCGGTACGCACAGCCAGCAATACAATCGAGGCTGCTATTACAGCGGCTAGTGATTTGGCTGCGTTTATCGCATTATATGATGTGCCTATGGTTAATGATATGCCAACAGGTAACGCTCCGATCAACGATTGGCCTGATGAGGCATAAAGATGAACGAAGAAAACAAGGTCATCATTGACGTTGCGGCTGGCACTGGCACATTTGCTGCGTGGGTTGGTATGGCACCGGACATTGTGGCTATTGCAACGGGCGTCTGGGTGCTGATCCGCATCTGGGAAACCGACACAGTTAAACGGCTGATGGGTCGTGTTTAAGGCAATCCTATTAGCTTGCTCTTTGGCGACGCCTGATTTGTGCTATGAGTTCCACGATTTTCGCGGGCCGTGGCCGTCCTATGAGGGTTGTGTTGAGCGAGTGCATGAGATGGCTCAGGCTGTTGGCGAAATGCCCGGCGATTTAATCGCCAAGTCATATAAATGCCTGCCACTTCGCAAGGGGATGCTGTCCTAATGGAGCCAATATCAACCGCCTTGGCCGGTATAGCGTTGGTGAAAGCCAGCGTGGATGGGATCAAATCCGCACTCGGCACCGCCAAAGATATCGGCGCTATCGCTAATGACATCGACGCGCTTCTGAATGGGCAGGCTCAGGTTCAAGCCGCCAGCAACAAAAAAGCTGGCGTCGGACTGGCTGACCAATTCGGCGTTCAGTCCGTAGCCAAGGAAATGATTGACGCGAAAATCGCTGCTGAACAAGTCGCGGAAGTTCGCCGCCTGACAGACCACCGCTTTGGCGCTGGCACTTGGCAATCTATTCTCGATGAGAGAGCCAAGCGTATCAGGGAGGCCAAGGCCGCCCAGATTGAGGCTCGCCGTCAGGCTCAATTGCGGCAAGACGAAATAATGGAAAACGTAAAAATAGGTTTGGCTATTTTCTTATTATCGGTGGTTGTGGTAGGTTTGTTTATCGCTGTGATGGTGTCAACGGCTGGAGCCATAGGCCTTAAATGAGCGAAACAACAACTGGTCTTATTGGCGAGTACATTGCTGCCGCCGCAGTGCTATCGCAAACAGGCTGGGCTTACGCTCCGGCACAACAGGATAAAATTGATGGTGTCGCTATTTCAAAAACTAATAACGAAGTGTATCTCTGCCAAGTTAAGACTTCGAGCCTGCGCTCGGATAAAGGCAGCAGAACTCCGGGTTACCATTTTCAACTTACGTCTGGCAGCCACAAGGCGTTGCCGCATAATACAAAGGAGCATTGTGATTATGACATCTTGGTGCTTTGTGCAGCTCAACAGCGTTCATGCCTTTTTTTTCACATCTCGCAAATCAGGCAGTTCACAAAACGGCTTTCGCCCAGCGTGTTTACTCAGGAGGCTGAAAGAGACAGTTTCGTCAGGGCTATTGAGATTGCGCGGGAGATGAGGCGATGAATAAAGACGCGCTGCGAGAGGAAATTGCCGCCGACGAGGGCTGCCGCTACGAGATATATCTCGACAGCCTCGGCCTGCCCACGTTTGGAATAGGCGCGCTGGTGAAAGAACACGACCCAGAATACGGCCTGCCGGTTGGCACGCCTGTTTCTGAGGATCGTGTGCGCCAGCGCTTTAATCTCGATATCGCTGTGACGATTGAGGATTGTGTGCGGATATGCGGAATTTTCGATATCAACTTTAATGAGCTGGACGAGCGTTACCCTGACGCGGCTCTGGCGCTTTGCAACATGACTTTTCAGCTCGGCTACCCCAGATCCTCGAAGTTCGTCAAGATGTGGGCTGCCGTGGCTGAGGCTATGGACGATCCGAAAGCGTGGCTTACCGTAGCCGCCGAGGCTGAGGACAGCCGGTGGTTTGACCAGACGCCTAATCGTGCCAAGCGAATTACGGCAAGATTTAGGGCGCTGGCTGATGGCTAAGGCGCTGCTCGAATATAAGATCATCCCGCGTCTGATGATTTTCACGATGACCGTGGTTTATGTCAGGTGCATTGAGTGGGCGCTATCGCAGCCAGACCTATCAACACAACAGGCCAGCCTGATTAGCGTGGTCACCGGGGCTATGACCGGCAGCCTAGCCGTGTTCTTAAATTCGGAGACAAAGAAATGATTGAAGCATTGATCGCACCAGTGACAGGATTGCTGGACAAGTTTATCGAAGACAAAGACCAGAAGAATAAGCTGGCGCATGAACTAGCCACAATGGCCGACAGGCACGCGCAAGAGCTGGCTAAGGGTCAACTAGAAATCAACAAGGCTGAGGCGTCTCACAGGTCAATCTTCGTGGCCGGGTGGCGTCCCTTCGTTGGCTGGACGTGTGGCGTCGCATTATGCTGGCACTTTGTGCTTGCGCCCTTTGTTATTTTCGCCAGCGCCTATGCCGGTGTGGCTCTACCCGATCTGCCTCAGTTTGATATGTCGAGCCTGCTGACCGTGTTAATGGGCATGTTGGGACTTGGC